CCAGACGTTATGACTACTGTTCGTCCTTGGGATATTATCATTCATAACTATCTTCTTGAGCAGGATATTGTTATCCCTCCCAACGAGAAGCAGAGTATGGAAGGCAGTCTGATTGGTGGTTTCGTTAAGGAACCGAAGTTAGGTTTGAGTAAGTGGGTTGTTTCGTTTGACTTGAACAGTCTATATCCACATCTTATTATGCAGTATAACATCAGCCCAGAGACTTTTGTAGAGCGTATTCCGATGCCATCAATCGAAAGGTTACTTGAAAAGTCTACAGATTTTGAATATAATAAGGAATGGTCTTACGCAGCGAATGGTTGTTGTTATCGAAAAGACAAGCAGGGATTCTTACCTGCTCTTATGGAGAAGATGTATAACGACCGTACCAAGTATAAGAAGTTGATGCTTGAAGCAAAGCAGCGATATGAGAAGAATCCAAACGCTGAAGATGAAAAGCTAGTTGCTCGTTATCACAATTATCAAATGGCCAAAAAGATTCAGTTGAACTCGGCTTATGGTGCTTTGGCCAATCAATGGTTCCGTTGGTTCAGTTATGATCACGCTGAAGCAATTACAATGTCAGGTCAGCTTTCTATTCGTTGGATCGAAAAGAAGATGAACCTGTTTATGAACAAACTTCTTAACAATCACAATGTAAAAGATATAGATTTTGTTATTGCTTCAGACACAGATTCTATCTACGTTGAAATGGATCATTTGGTAGCTCACCTAGATACTACTGATGAATTGAAGATTGTTGCGGCAATCGATCAATTCTGTGAGAAGAAGATTCAACCATATCTTGATGAATGTTACAAAGAACTTGCAGAATATATGAACGCTTATCAGCAGAAGATGCAAATGAAGAGGGAAACAATTGCGAACAAAGGTATTTGGCGTGGCAAGAAAATGTATATCCTCAACGCTTGGAATGTTGAGGGTGTTCAATATGCTGAACCCAAACTCAAGCTCCAGGGTATTGAGGCGGTACGTTCAAGCACTCCAAAAGCGTGTCGCGAAAACATTAAAAAGTGTCTCTCGATCATAATGAATGGAACACAACAAGAGCTTCACGACTATATTAAAAACTTCCGTGAAGAATTCTTAACTCTGCCATTCCAGGATGTTGCATTTCCACGTGGTGTTAAGGGGTTATCTAATTACAACAAGAATAAATCTATGTTGTATGACAAGGGATCACCAATCCATGTCAAAGGTTCTCTTATCTTCAATCATCTGTTGAAGAAGCACAATATTAAAAACATTCCAGCTATTCAGGATGGGGATAAAGTTAGATTCGCTTATCTAAAGGTTCCCAATCCTGTGCAAGAAGAAGTCGTTGCTGTTCCAGATGAGTTACCAAAAGAACTCCAATATCTAGATCAGTATATTGACAAAGAGAAACAATTTAACAAATCGTTCTTAGAGCCACTCAACTCTATCACAGATGTAATTGGCTGGTCTACAGAACAGAGATCTACATTAGAAGGATTTTTCGCATGACAGAACTAGACGACAACGATTTTGAGTTTGACTTTGGATTTACTTCTGAGGATGAACTGAAAGCAGGAGAATTAGAATTACAGGACCAGCTAGGATCTACACAGGTAAAGCTAGAGGGTCTACGTAAGATGATTATGCCTCTCCTATTGAATTTGAAAAAGAATCCTGACAAGGATATTATCAAATGGGCAGGAGCGGATCGTGTGAAGAATATCGATGCTTTTATTAAAAAGATGGATACTTATATTAAGAGTTGACAAATATACAAATATACGCTATACTAATATTACGATAATACGGAGAAATATATGTCATTAAAAGAGAAACTTATTAAGAACAGTACAATTGACTTGACATCTACATTAACAGATAGTAAGATTTATACCAAGAAGGATATGATTCCAACTGCAGTGCCAATGATTAACGTAGCACTGGGCGGATCTATTGATGCTGGTATTACTCCTGGCATGACGATGTTGGCTGGACCATCAAAGCACTTCAAGACTGGCTTTGCTCTGCTATTGGCTTCTGCTTATCTTAAGAAATATCCAGATGGAGTTATTTTATTCTATGATTCTGAGTTTGGTACTCCGCAGTCTTATTTTAATAAGTTTAAGATTCCACTAGACTCTGTTGTTCACACGCCAATTACTGACGTTGAAGAATTAAAGTTCGATATCATGAAACAGCTTAAAGAGATTGATCGCAATGATCAGGTCTTTATTGTTATTGATTCGATTGGTAATCTTGCTTCTAAGAAGGAAGTTGAAGATGCGTTAAATGAAAAGTCAGTTGCTGACATGTCACGTGCCAAGCAGCTAAAGTCTCTGTTCCGAATGATCACTCCTCATCTTACTTTGAAAGATATTCCCCTTGTGGCAGTCAATCATACTTACAAAGAAATTGGTATGTTCCCTAAAGATATTGTTGGTGGTGGTACTGGCGGAGTATATTCTGCAGACAATATTTGGATTCTAGGCAGACAGCAGGATAAAGATGGTAACGAAATTCAGGGGTATCATTTCGTCATTAACGTGGAGAAATCTCGTTACGTTCGTGAGAAGTCTAAAATCCCAATCACTGTTAATTATGAAGGCGGTATTAATCGTTGGAGTGGTTTGCTCGATATTGCCCTCGAAGGCGGTTATGTGGCTAAACCAAAAGTGGGTTGGTATGCCAAGGTGGATCGTACGACTGGGGAAGTGGATGGAAAGAATTTCCGAGCAGGCGATATCGTGGACAGTAAAGAATTTTGGATGAGTATCTTCCAGGAAACTGATTTTGCTGCATACATCAAGCGTAAGTATTCACTTGACACTGAAGGCAGTTTAGTTTATGATGAGGACGAAGAATGAAAGTGTATATCGGACCATATACAAGATGGATAGGGCCATATCAGATTGCTGATAAAATCCCATTCCTTAGTGAAGATACCAGACACAATATTGGTGAATGGTTATCAAACACCTGGGTAATGGATGTTTGTAATTGGATCGAACGTAGAAAGAAACGTAAGGTTAAGGTTCATATCGACAATTATGATACTTGGAATGCAGATCATACAATTGCAACCATTGTTTATCCACTACTAAAACGGTTATCAGAACACAGAATTGGTTCGCAACTAGTTGACGATGAGGATGTTCCACCACACATGCGCCATTCGGATAAAAAGGGCGAATGGGGACCAGACAACTGGGTTCATTATAAGTGGGACTGGGTTCTTAAAGAAATGACATGGACCTTTGAACAGCTTGCTCATAAAGATGAGGATGATAATTGGGAACGGTTTCTGGTTGACAAAGAATATAACGAACGTATCGATAATGGTCTAAGACTATTTGGAAAATATTACCGTGGACTTTGGGACTAAGGAGAATATATGAATATTGAACGTGTAATCCTGTCGAATCTATTGTTTAATGATAAATACAATCGAAAGGTTATTCCTTTCATTAAGAGCGAGTACTTTCAGGATTATTCAGAACGTGTTGTTTATGATTTGATTGACGATTATGTCAAAAAGTACAACTCTTTCCCTTCTCTAGAAGCGTTAGCAATAGACCTGTCTAATAAAGAGGGACTAAACGATCAGACATTTAAAATTGGTAAGGAAATTATTGCCAGTCTTGAATCTGATTCTAACACTCAACTAGATTGGCTCTTGGATCAAACCGAGAAATTCTGCCAAGATAAGGCATTATATCTTGCGATCATGAAGTCAATCCAAATTATGGATGAAAAAAATGGTTCAATCTCCAAAGGAAGTATACCATCAATTCTTACTGACGCTCTCGGCGTCTCTTTTGATACCCACATTGGTCATGATTTTCTGGATGACAGTAATGAGAGATACGAATTCTACCATCGTAAAGAGAAGAGAATTCCTTTCGATCTTGACTACTTCAACACAATCACAAATGGCGGTCTCCCTAACAAAACTCTCAACATCGCCCTTGCCGGTACTGGCGTTGGCAAGTCCCTTTTCATGTGTCACTGTGCAGCAGCCAACCTTACTAAAGGACTCAACGTCCTGTACATCACACTTGAAATGGCAGAAGAAAGAATCGCAGAACGTATCGATGCGAACCTTCTAGATACTGCTGTTGATGAGTTAGAACTACTGCCCAAGCAGACATATGATACTAAGATCAATAAGTTAAAAGAAAAGTATACTGGTAAACTTATTATCAAAGAGTATCCAACTGCTTGTGCAGGTTCTGCTAATTTCAGACATCTTCTTAATGAATTACGTATCAAGAAGAACTTTGAACCGGACGTTATCTATATTGATTATTTGAATATCTGTTTGTCATCGAGGATTAAACATGCAGCCAACGTCAATTCTTATACCCTTATCAAAGCAATCGCAGAAGAATTACGAGGGCTGGCAGTTGAGTACGACGTCCCTATCGTCTCGGCAACTCAAACAACTCGAAGCGGATATTCGAACAGCGACGTGGGACTGGAAGATACATCGGAATCCTTTGGACTCCCAGCCACAGCTGATTTTATGTTTGCCCTCATTAGCTCAGAAGAACTTGAAAGTCTCAGCCAAATCATGGTTAAACAGCTC